TGGAGGCGGAAGGTCCGTACAACTGCCAGATCGCCTATCGGAAAGCCTTCCCCGCAGCCAAGCGGCCCATCAACCACGCCGCCCCCAAGATCAAGCTCGAAGACCTGAATCTCGACAAGAGCACGTTCCCGAACTCCATCAAGCACCTCTACCGGCTTGCGCCCGAGATCAAGCGGGCCGGGCTCCCCCCTGGCTACCCTCAAGGCGGGGGCCCCGCGGTCCAGAAGGCGTGGATACATAAGGCTTGGGAGAAGATCCTCCGCGACCGCATGCAGGCCCAGGTGGACAACATCGCTATCGAGGCGCAGGAGAAGCCTCCAGAGGAGCCAGCGGATGGCAAGGGCGAGTAGCAAGGACGCCTACCACGACCGCCCGCACAAGCCGCGCGGTCCGTGGAAAGCCACGGAAATGACCCATCTCATCCGCGAGGCTTGTCGGCGTGATTTCTGGACGTTCTTCCTCTACGCCTTCGGCGCCGGACTGAACCCTAAGGGCAAGCACTGGATTGACCGCTCGGTCCACAAGCCCATGGCGATGTGGTTCCAGAAGCATATCGACGAATGGCTGGAGTGGCGGAAGAACCACATCAAGCGCCAGAAGCATCTGGCCATCCTGGTTCACCGAGAGATCGGCAAGACGACGCTGTTCACGCGCGCGGGCCAGCTCTGGCTCCATCTCCGAGACCCCGATATCGCCACAGCCACCGGAGCCGAGAAGGAAGGGCTCGCCCAGAACATGCTCGAAGCCATGAAGGCGGTGCTGGACGGCTCCGACGAGCATGCGCTGTGGACCAAGCTGTTCGGGGACTGGGCGACCTCGGCAAGAAAGTGGACGGGGAAGGCCATCGTTCACGCCGGCAGGAGGAATACCTCACGGCAGGACCCGAGCATGGTCATCTTCGGCGTCGAGACCTCCATCACCGGAAGTCACCCTGACGCCATCTTCTACGACGACCCCATCTCCTACGAACGTCTGACTACTGACACCAACTGGCTGCAAGCCGTCAACTCGCAAGTCAGCTCGCTCATCCCCGTCATTCAAGGGGATGGTCTGGTGGTATGGGTAGGTACCAGGTACGACGCTGAAGACCACTTCGGCGTGGGGTTCAGGAACCAAGGCGTCGCCAGCGTGGACGGGATGCAGACTGACTCGCTCCCGACCATCACGGAAGACGGCGGGATGCACGTCTACTTCATGGCGGCCCGCGACGGACAGGGGAACCCGACGACCCCATTGGTCTGGCCGGACAACCGGCTCAAGAGCTACCAGAAGACCGACCCCTTGCGATACGCTGCCCAGGTCATGAACGACCCCTCCATCTCCGAACTCAACCCCATCACCCGCGAGCAGATCATGCAGTGCGGGGTGGACAAGAAGGACGTCCCCTGGTCCGCGCTCCGCTTCTCCATCCAGTGCGATACCGCTTTCGCCGACGACAAAGCGACGTCCAACAAGGACGAGACGGTGATGATCGTTCACGGCCACGCCCGGAATGGGTCAGGAGATGTGTACGTGGTCGAAGGTCATGGGAATGCCCGGATGCGGGCGGAGGATTTTGGCAAGCTGCTGGTGTCCACGGTGCAGCGTTATCGACGCCAGGGTTTTCACATCATCGCCATCACCGATGAGCGGACCCGGGCCGGCAAGGCCGACTCCTGGCGACTGGCGCTTGCCAACTTCTTCGCCGACGTCAACGAACCCATGCCGCAGTTCATCGAGTTCGAACGCGGGAACACCAAGAAATACGAACGCCTCCACAACGCCACCACGTTCTGGGTGGATGGACATGTTCGTTGGATCAAGGGCGCTCCCGGCGTAGACAGGCTATGCGCGCAGATGGCTAACATCGGCCAGTACGCGGTCAACCCGCGGACCAAGATCGACTGGGCCGATGCCCACTCCGACGCCTTCCAGCCCGACATCTACCGCCCCATGCGGCGCATGCAGCATCAGGCCGACCCCTGGTCGCGCGGCGCACAGCCTATTGCGGTAGAAGGGTTGAACCCAGGTGACTTCGACGACGACTGGCGCACCATGCTGCCAAGGGAGCCCATCCGATGAGCGGGTTCTACTTAGGAGGGTTCTACTGGTGGTTCCTAATGAAGACGGTCGCTCTGGCGTATAGGACCGGATTCCGGGCAGGGAAGATGTTCACTCAGACAAGGAAGGCGTGATGAGAACGAGACTCAAGGCGACTGCTGACAAGGAAGGGAAGGTGACGCTGTCCCAGTTGGACGATGGGAATGTCTATGCCCGCCGCGAGACGTGCCGCGCCTGCGGGCATTTGGGGCTGGAACCGGTACTGTCGCTCGGGAACCAGTATCTCGTGGGCTTCGTGCCGGAAGTGGACCTGAACCTGCCGCGCGCCCCGCTTGACCTCTGCCGCTGCGGAAAGTGCGGGCTCTTGCAGCTCGGGCACACAGTCAGCCGGGACTTGCTCTACCGCGAGTTCTGGTACCGGAGTTCGGTCAATCAGACCATGCGCGACGCGCTCACCGACCTCATGCGCTCGGCCGAGAAGTACGCCACGGAAGGGACATGGCTGGACATCGGCGCCAACGATGGTTTCCTGCTCTCCAAGGTTCCATCGAACTTCAAGAAGATCGCCTGCGAGCCGGCGCTCAACTTCGCGGATGACCTGGACAAGATCGCCGATGTCTCGATCATGGACTACTTCTCCGCCGATCCCGACTGTCTCCGGGACAACCGCAAGGGATTGTGTGACGTCATCACCTCGGCGGCGATGTTCTACGACTTGGACGAACCGCTGGAGTTCGTGACCGACATCGCGGATTGCTTGGCTGTGGGTGGCGTGTGGATCAACCAGTTGAACGACGCCCCGACGATGCTCAAGCGGAACGCCTTCGACGCCGTCTGCCACGAGCACCTGTGCTACTACGACCTTCATTCGTTGAAGGCGCTCTACGCCCGCGCGAGCCTTTCCATCGTGGACATCACGTTCAACGAGGTGAACGGTGGCTCGGTCCGCGTGTTCGCGCAGAAGGAATCCCGTCACTGGGCAATGCCCCTGCGCGGCATCCCGGCGGTGACGGCGGAGGACTGCACGCGCTTCGCCAACCGCGTCGAGAAGTGGCGGAGCCGCATGCTGGACACCATCCAGTCATGGACCGGGAAGACATGGCTCTATGGCGCGAGCACGAAGGGCTGCTGCCTGCTCCAGTACCTCGATGCTAACGGCGCATTCATCGGCATCGCGGACCGGAACCCGGCCAAGTTCGGGCTCAGGATGGCGGGCTCGTGGCTACCCATCATGCCCGAGGACGAGATGCGGGCCGAGCGGCCGAAGTATCTGGTTTGCTTGCCATGGGCCTTTAGGGACGAGTTCATGGTGCGCGAGCGCGAACTCTTGGATGCCGGCACGACTTTCGTATTTCCCTTGCCGAACATCGAGCTTGCGCTGTGAGTTGGGTGACGGCGAACGGACAGACGTGGACCGCGACGGTGGCGGGATGAAAACGGCGATTCTATGTCCTTGTCGATCTGACCGCGATGGACTCATGAGGGCCTACGAATCGGTTGTTTCCACAAGTCGAGATGCGGTCTTTGTCGGCTGCATTGACGATGATGAATGGGACAACTACGTCGGCATCGCTGACGACCGCGAGAGGTTCCAGATATTCGCCGCACCGCGCCGTTCGGTGGTGCACCTTTTGAACGCGGCGGTGAAGGACTTCTCAGAGTTCGACGCCTATGGGCTGGTTGTCTGTGACGCCCGCATAGAGACACCAGGCTGGGAAAAGTGGCTCGCTAGCGCGTTCAGCGCGATGCCGGGAGGAATCGGGGTCGCTTCGGCATGCCACAACGTCAGCGATTGGGTGAACTTCCCGTTCGTGACGAAGCAATGGACGGATGCTCTCGGCTGGTTCGCCTGCCCCGAAACACACCACTACATGTGGGATACGGTCCTTGAACTGCTCGGGGAAGCCACGAGTATCAGGCGAGCGACGAAGGATGAGTTCTTCATCCACCACGACCATCGGCCACCATCGGGGCCGATGCTCGACAAGTTCTGCCTCGACGGGGTCCAGTTCCTGAATTGGTGCCTCACGAAGCGACCGGCGGCAGCGAAAAAGCTCCGGGAGGCAGCGTGTCAGTCGGCGTGCTGATTCCCTCCCGCAGCCGGCCCGAGCAACTACTCCAGGCTGTCGAGTCCGTACTCACCACCTCTCAAGCCACGGTGCTCGCTTACGTGGACGATGACCAGATGGAGATGTACGACGCCGCCATCGAATCCTCGCGGCGCGAACCGAGATTCCGGGTGTTCTGCGGTCCACAAGTTGGGCCGGTGGAGTCTGCGAACAGGCTCATAGCCATGTGTCCTGAGCACGCGGCCTACGGGCTCATCACGGACGATGCCCGGATGGTAGGGAAGGGGTGGGATGACTGGCTATCCGGGGTCCTGGATGGATTCCCCGGGCGCATCGCAGTCATCTCGCCCCGCCACAACCTCGGTGAGCACGTGGACATGCCGTTCGTCAGCAAGGAATGGATTCAGGTGGTTGGCTGGTATGCCTGCCCCGAGTGCTATCACTTCTGCTGGCCCATCCTGACCGGTTTGATCGGCGAGATGACCGCCATCGTCTACCCGCCCGAGCAATGCTTCTCCGTCCACCACCTGGGCCTCCCGCACAGCAACCTCGCCCTCCGTGAAGAAGACGCCCAGGTATTCTTCGAGTACGTGAGCCTGAAACTCCCGCCCATCGTTCACCGACTCAGGAAGGCGATGGCGGCATGAAGCACGTCGTCGGGCCGGCGAAGCGCATCACCCCGGATGGGAAGATGCACCACCAGTTCTATCCACCCAACGAAGGGATCTCTCGCTGGATACTAAATCTGTTCCCGGCGGGTTACGTTGGCTACTGCGTGGACGTCGGCGCGTCCGATGGCATGTCCATCAACTCGACGTATCTGCTGGAGAAGGAATGCCGGTGGACGGTCATCTCGGTCGAGGCCAATCCGTTCTTCAAGCCGATGCTCATGAAGCAGCGGGCGTTCGTAAAGATGTGCGCGTTGTCCAACAAACCCGCGGACGACGCTATGTTCCACATGAACCTGGACAACCTGGAAGCCTACTCATCGCTACGGCCGAGTAACCATCCGCGGATGTTGGAAGAAGCTGGTGAGCGGTGGGCAACGGTCAAGGTTCCGGTACGGACGCTGGAACAGTTACTCGCCGAGTTTGAGTTCTCGCGCCTGGATGCCTTGTGCATCGACACCGAGGGAACGGAGCTCGACGTTCTCGGGGGCATCGACCTCAAGAAATGGACGCCGCTGGGCATCGTGGTCGAGTCATGGGACAAGGGTGGTCACGATGCGTATTTGGCGCAGTTCGGCTACGAACGGATGTGGCGCAGCGTGGACAACGACTGTTACGTGAGGAGGAGCAAGTGAGTGTGGTGTTCAGCTTCCCGGGGAAATCGGGCGATGCGATGCTCCAGTGGCCCGTGGCCTACCAGTTCGGCAAGTTGACGGGCGAGAACTTCGAGGTCTGGTTGGACGAGACGACGTGCAAAATGGTTGCGCCGCTCTTCCAAGCCCAGCCCAACGTCTCCGCCGTGAAGCTCATCTCCGGCGTGGAGAACTGGAACTGCGGCGGCCAGCCGTTCCACATGAACCTCCCGACCTCCGCCTTCGAGGGGAACACCATCTACCATCTGGGACTGAGGGCGTTCCCGGTCCGCCAGATCACGCTCCAGACCCTGAACGACGCCAAGCTGCCGTTCCACATCCACGCGGCGGCGCTCTCCAGCGAGCCCAGTATCGTCGCGGAGCCCGAACGGCCCGCGAACCGACTCATCCTCCACGGGCAAGGCGTCTGTCCTCACAGCAAGACGACTCCGGCGTTCTGGAAGTTCCTGGCCGGCGCCCGCCATGAACTGATGGATCTGTTCGACGAGATCGTGTTCGTGGGGTCCACGGACGACTTGGAGGTGGCGGCGAAGGCATACCCGGACTGGCCCTGGCTCTCCTACGCGGACAACGGGGACTTCTTGAAGCTGGCGGGTTTCATCGCCGGCTCGCGGGCGATGATTGGCTGCGGCTCGGCGCCCGTTGTGCTCGCGGGGTGCTTGAAGATCCCCGCCATCCGCGTTCACGACGAGGTCGGGAACGGCGCGCCCAAGGTCATCTGGAGCAACCTTGGGGAGAACCAACTCAACGACACCGAGATCGGACTCAGAACCGAGTGGCCGCGCTGGCGTGACAAGTGGCTGACGGAGAAGGCCGTTGACTCCGCCGAGCCGGCAACGGAGACTCACGCCGACTAGGGAGGGTGCGTGGCGGATAGCAGCCCAAGAGGGGCGGTGTCGGTCGAGGTCAGTCGGCGGGTAGGCGACGCGAGGCGGATCGAACTCGTGGACGCCCGCTGGCGCCATTCCGACCGCTACAACCAGGGCGTCCTTTCCAAGCTCCAGCGCTGGTACGACACCTACCGCGGCATCTGGCAGGGCCGGCTAGCGGCGTTTCGGAACAACGTCAACATCCCGTTCACGTTCGCCATGATCCAGTCGGACGTCGCGCGGAAGGTCCAGACCTCCTTCGGGACCTGGCCCATCGTCAGCTTCGAAGGCTACGCCCCGGAAGACGTTGCTAGGGCGCGGAAGAACGAAGTCCTCATCTCGGCCCAGATGAAGGACGCCGACTCGGTCGTAAAGGCTTGTGATTTCTTCCTTCAGGCCGACATCTGTGGCACGGGTATCGCCCGGATCGGCTGGAAGAACCTGAAGCGCATGAACCGCACGCGAGCGCTGGAATCGGTGGCACCTGGCCTTCAGGTCCCCGTGATGCGCGAGAGCATGGCGACGCTGTTCGACGGTCCCGACT